TTAATACTCCTCCTGCTTCTCAATGATCTTATAGATGCGTTCCACCTCGGAGTCATCACCCAGAATCTCAAAGAGAGCCTTTTTTATTCTCCTGACAACCACCTGATTATCCCTGAAACCAGATAGCGCTTGCTTTTTCACGGCCTTGTGAATTCGAAGAGCAAGTTTCTCATCCTCGCCGGTGTTGTCATAAATGGCCATGAGCGCCTTGCTCTTACGGATGCTTTCCGGATATTTATCGTTATCCTCCGGGCAATCAACATCCTTGGCCAGCTTTATATATTTCTCAAGCATCTCAGCGTAGTCAAGAACTCCCTGCTTACGCTCTTCGATGAGTTTATCAAGGATTTCTGACATCTTTGCATAGTAGCGCGGATTGACAGTGACCTTTTCGATAACCTTCTTACGGATGTTATTCTCGATGGCCTCTGCTGCACCTTCCTTGTGACCACTATCACCTTCACCGGTAAGTGTCTCACCCTGCTTTGCTACGAAATCCAATAGGGTAAGATCATCAAAATCACCAATCTTCTCTGCGTCCGCTGCCGTGATATAGTTATCGATCATCTTTCTCATATCAGGCTCATAGGCCTTCAAATCGAGGAAGTCACCACTGGCCGTACCGATGGTTTTCTTCAACTCAATGTAGAAAGTGACCTTCTTGTCATATTCATTCAGTTTGCCAGATGAGATATCATCAACCAGATATGGCTTTGCTTCCGCGAAAGCTCTGACAAGACTGCTCACCAGACGATAGAGTTTTTCTCTCAGACGTGCATAAATCTCGTCGCTCTCCTCCGACTGACCGGAAACACCACAGAAATAATGGATGTACTGGATCTCCCCACGAGGTTCCTCGACACCTTCGCAGAGTTCCTCGACGGCATCATACACTTCCTCAAAATAGGATACCGTAGCATCATGGCGATCCTTAACAAGTCCTTTTACATCCTCCGGATCATATCCTTCAAAAGCGCCGGAAGTATAGTCCTTCATTGCAGTCTGGAGCTGTCCAAACAGCTGTTTGTAATCCACGATATAACCGAAGTCCTTACTATCATCATCAAGACGGTTGACACGGCAAATCGCCTGAAACAGGCCGTGATCCTGCATTTTCTTGTCGATGTAAAGGTAGGTACAAGGCGGCGCATCAAATCCAGTGAGTAGCTTGTCCACGACGATAAGGAGTTTCATATTTGCAGGCTCCTCTACAAACTTGCGCTTTGCTTCCTTTTCAAATTCCTCCACCTTGGCCTGAACCGATCCTGCGTTCGGAAGATCAGACGGATCAAGCCCCAGCATCTTCAAATATGTCTCGTATTTTAGGAAGGTTTCGGTATCATCTTCATCGCTGACGGTGTCAGTGCGCAGTTCACCCTTGTTCGGTGTATAAGAAGATATGATGGCGCACTTCTTAAAGCCCATCTGCTGAAAAATTTCGTAGTACTTGCAAGCCGTAGGAATACCATCAGCCACAAGGATGGCATTTCCATTGCCGTCCATCAGACGAGGTTTCATGTTAAAATCCTGAATGATGTCCCATGCCACTTTTTCCAGACGAGAGCGGGAGCTGTATACCTTCTGCATCGTGCCCCATTTCTCTTTCAGCTTAGCTTTTGCACGTGAGGAAAGGCCTCTGGTCTTTACATCAAACCACTGGTCAACACGATCCTGTGACGACAAATCCTGCGGAACATCTCGATATTCATAATGCAGATCCAGCACAACGCCATCGGCCACACCTTCGTTATACTTGTAAGCGTGGATATATGTACCGAAAACCTCAATGCTGATCTTCTTGTCCCTCTTCAGTAGTGGAGTACCCGTAAAGCCGATAAATACAGCATTCGGCATGATAGTCTTCATCGCCGTATGGAGCTTACCGGACTGAGTTCTGTGGCATTCGTCAACAAATACCACAAAATTTCCCTTTGCCTCGAAATCGGCAGGGAGAGAGGCTTTCAGCTCTTCGATATACTTATCGTAGTCATTTTCTGTTGCTTCGCCACCACGGCGGCCAAACTTATGTACCAGAGAGCAGATCAGCGAATCATCATATACATTCAAACGATTTAGCAAATCCTTACCGCTCTTGGTACGAGCAATATTCTCATCCACGCCGGTGAATGTTTTTTCTATCTGTTCATCAAGTTCGTCCCTGTCTGTTACGATAAGAACACGAGCATTGAGCTCTGCCCAATGTGTCAGAATCCACTTAGCCAGCCAAACCATCGTTAAGGTCTTGCCGGAGCCCTGTGTATGCCACAGGATGCCGCCCATCGGTTTATTCGAATCTCTATTTGGATTATGAAGTTCCGTCCTCAGATTATTAAGCCTCTGCTGAGTGCGCTTGATGCCGAAATACTGATTGTACCGGCACACCTTTTTGATGCCCTTATCGAAAACGACAAAGTTCATGATAAGATCGATAAAACGTTCCTTATCAAACATGGCGTATATCTGTTTCAGGAGTTTATTCTCTATGCCTTCGCAGGTTTTACTGATACGAACATCTACTGGATCACGTTCCTCTTCATGTTCTTTGAAGCCGTCATCCTTCCACTCCATATAGAACTTCTCTCCGGTCAGAAGCGTGCCGTAGCGCAGGCCTTCTGACTCGTTTCCGGCCATACAGAACTGCATGGTAGTAAAGAAGCCCCGAATAAAGGAGTCCTTCTGGTTTGTGAGATTCTGGCGGATGCCTTCGGACACAGAGATGCTGCTTCGTTTTAATTCGATAACGGCCACAGCAATACCGTTCAAATAGATGACAAGATCCGGCCTCTTCTCCTGCTGCTCAACAACAGTTACTTCCTCAGCAATTGCAAAGTCATTATTCAGCGGATTGGTCTCGTCAATAAGTTCAACTGTCACCGGAGGCTTCTCCGGGCTCTCACTGACCGGAATGCCGTACTTTAACCGCGAATACACAGTCTTATTGGCATCATAGACCCCACGAGAAAGATTTCCAGCTTCTTGATGCAGCTGCATAACAGCAGCATCAATCAGCTTGTCTGCATAGCCCTTCAGTCGAAGGTACTGGCGCAGGCGATCTTCTTTGATATTCTTATTCTGCTGGTCAGACAGGTTACCAATGTACTGATAACCCAAGATCTCCGGATCTTTAAAGAAGCGGATTACTCTTTCCTGTGTTTTAATTTCGGCATCCCCAATACTCATCCAACAGGCACCTCCTTACATCAATCTGACCTTACCGGTCAGCAATTCTTCCATCATGCCTTTTTTTACCTTTTCGTACTTATGCAGTTTTTCTACTAATAGGCTTATTTCATCATCCATATCCGCTAACACGCCAATGATAGCTTCTCTTTCAGTCTTTTCTGGTAGCCTAATCTCAAGCTTTCTAACATCAGCTACTGTAAGATTATGTTGTGCCCCTACTTTCTCATTTGAGAAGATTTGTTCCTGTCCATCTTTCCCAGATAAGTAAAGCATGCACCAACTCGCCAAATCTGGATCAAATAACTTAGCAATACCCACTGCGCCACCAGCAAATGCCGTTTGTTTATTATCAAAAACAGCGACATTTCCTATTCGCCCAGAAATTGATATCAGCAAGCAAACTTCATCTAAAAGAATCTTTGGATACTTTTCAGCTACATTATACGGAATATAGAAGTCTGTATTATAGTTAATATCAAATGCCTCAAAATCTTTGTTTTGAATAAACGGAATTGTGCCAATCTGCGGCGCTGTTATAAGAGAAGGCTTTATCTCAGCACTATAATCGAACCCTGTTTGCTTAGTAACTAAACGACATAGTTTATCTAATGTGGTAGTTTGCCAATCCCCATCGAACCCATCCAGTCGCTTCTTCCCGGTGACAAGCATTTGCATTGTCCCCTGACGAATATCCTTTTTCTTCCGGATGAGCTTTTGCTGGTCGAAAATCAGCTTATCTACCTCCGACAAGGTTTTTATTATTTTGCCTTGTTCCTCGATACTCTCTGGGTAAATTACATTAAGACGACACACGATTCCCACGCTTAAACCGTCCATTATTCCTCCCACTGCGAGCCTTGCTGTCTGATCACTCAAATAATGGAACTGATCAGAAAACAATTGCAGAATGTAGTCAGAGCGAACCTTCTTTTCATCAAAACGAAGTCGTATTAAATGTGAATCCATTATCCCGCGCTGTATTGTAGTTGGAACAATAGCGCACTTTCCAATCGTGCCCATTGTACTCATAACAAAGTCACCGGGAAGTATTTCACAGGAATTCAACCGATTAAAATGCTCACGTGTTAAATACCTGTCACCTATGTTAAAATCATGTGCATAAACATTTTCCTGTCCATAGACGCGGTAGACTCCGTCGGACAGAAGCATTTCCTTTTTTAATTGACTACCGAACGGCCCGATTTTAATACCATTTGGTTTCAGCACCTCAGTTATCGGACGCTCAACCCAGCCATTTACCATTTGAATCCCATCCTTTCCAGATGAGACTTTACCTTGGCCTCATACTCAGTAGTGACTTTGTCAAGTTCCGGAAGGGTATCTTCATATCGCTCAGCAAGCTCGATAATCCTGTTTGTCAAGCGATGGGATATCGCTGCGTATAGATCAGCTATGCCTGAGAAGATGCTGTCAAACCACTTCTTGTTCACCAGCAGATCCAGAATCTCTTCATCCGTCAGGCTGTCATACCTTGCCATGCACTTCTCATCAAGCGCCTTGTTCAGTTCCTTTACAATTTTGTTGTAGTCAGACACTTTGCCACAAAGGTCTAAAGCCTGTCTGAGTTGATTTACATCATCCTGCAGGCTTTCCGGTACGCTCTCTACTGTACGAATAATAAATAGGCGCAGCATGATAGAAGACTTTGTAACAGTTCCTTTTTCTGTTACAGCGCTTTCGCAAAGCGGGTGTCCCACCAGATATGCCTGAAGGCGCTTCTTCTGCATCGGAAGCTGATTCATCAGGAGCTCCAGTTCTATGGTTTCCTCCGTCTCTACATGCTGTGTAAGTTCCTCGATCTTAGCCTCTACGTCCTTCGCCTTGACTTTTCCGTTCTCAGCCACATCGGCAAGAGCAGATTCTTCGTCAGCGCTCTCAATCAGATCAGAAAGCAAGGATTCTGTTTCTGCGACAACGTTCTCGGCTTTCTCTATGGCATTCTTCTCCTCACGGAAGAAGACATCTATCACGATGGCCTTTGGAATCAATCTTCCTTCCCATCCGGTGACTTTCATCTTGCCTTTATTCTTGCCCTGCGTGACCTCTTCCTCGATATTGTCCGTCGCTCTTGCATTGGCATAGCCATCCGATTCACTTATTATAAGCGACACGTCATCGTTCATGACCTCATTCCAATAAGCCAGCAGCACTTGATACACGTCGTATTTATCAATCAGCGTCAGGTGTTCAAATTCAGCAAGGATATCCTCCGCAAGACTAACGATTAACTCTCTCGCGGATACATCTTCATCAAGGGAAGATAAAGTGGGATATTCCTTGGTCTTCCATGCTGCAAAAGCCTCGTCGAGTTTCTCACCGTATTCTGAGAACTCGGCGTTTTTATATATCGTCTGACGGATATTCTCATGCTCCACATTCAAGCTGTAATACTTTTCGCTGATCACCGTCAGCAACTCAGCCTTCAGCGAATGGAACACATCCCAATACTTAGACAGACTGTCAATATCAACCGCTGGAATACCGCCATGAATATGCGCATAAATATCCTGAATATCCTCCGGATCTGTGGAGTCAATATAGCGAGTAATGTTCAGGTTATACCCGTTTTTCTTTTCGATTTCATCGTTTGGTACGAAACGAGCATACTTGGGATCGGTTGTTATCTGCTCATTGAATGTTGTGATGATTCTATAGATATCACGTTCACGCAAACGATTCTTGTTACCGTCCTTAACGTACCCACGGCTGGCATCAATCATAAAGATGCCCTGTCGGTTTGCAGCACCTTCTTTATCAATTACGAGCACGCAGGCAGCTATGCCGGTGCCGTAAAACAAGTTTGCCGGAAGGCTGATGATGCCCTTAATCCAATGCTTCTTAATAATGGCTTCCCTGATAGTAGCTTCCGCGTTTCCACGGAATAAGACACCATGAGGAAGAATAACTGCTGCTTTGCCGTTCGCCTTCAATGCTTTAAGAATGTGCATGAGCCAAGCATAGTCGCCGTTCTTCTCAGGAGGTGTGTCCCCATAGCCTTCAAAGCGACCATACTCTTTACCGGCAATACCGTCGCGCCAGTTCTTCATGGAAAAAGGCGGATTGGCCACTATGTAATCAAAACGTTCAAGTACAGAGTTATCCGATTTATCAAGGTACTGCGGATTTGAGAAGGTGTTGCCGCTCTTTATAGTAATCTCGGCTTTACGGTGAAGGACGGCATTCATCTTTGCCAGACCAGCTGTGGTGCTTTCCTTTTCTTGGCCATATCCCATGATTGGAATCGGAGCCGCATCGATAGCTCGAATTAATAGGCTGCCACTTCCACAGGCCGGATCGCATACCGTGGCTCCGGTATCTGTGCAGCGACTGATGCCTACCACATTGGCAAGGATTCTGGAAACCTCTGCAGGCGTATAGAATTGTCCCTTGCTCTTTCCACTCTCTGTAGCGAATTTACGCATTAGATACTCGTAGGCATCGCCAATGATGTCATCTCCCTCTGCCTTGTTCCGGGAGAAGTCAAGTTCCGGACGCTGGAAAATGGAAATAAGATCGGTCAACTTATCGACCATTTCTTTACCGCTTCCCAGCTTCTTCTCATCATTGAAATGAGCAATATCAATAACACCCTTGAGGTCAGTGTTTTCATCAGCAAGGCGGGCAATGATCTTATCCATCCCCTCGCCGATGTTCTTCTTTCCCTTAAGTACAATAAAGTCATCAAAGGAGCAGCCCGTCCGCTTTTCCGGATCGGGATCTTTATCATGTGCCTTATCAAAGACCTTAATGTCTTCATAGGCTCCTTTATTCTTAAATTTATCAGTGACATACTTCATGAACAAAAGTGTCAGGATATAGTCCTTATACTCTGAGGAATCCATGCCTCCGCGAAGTTTGTCACAGCTCGCCCACAGCGATGCATATAATTGCGTTTTCTTGACAGCCATCTTTGTCTGCTCCTTGTCTAATGTTTTCTTCGATTTTTCCCCTTGAATCAGTCAGCGCTTTTACCGCTCTTAACCCATTCATCGAGTTCGGAAATTTTAAACTTCCACTGTTTCCCAATTTTTTGAGCAGGCAAACCCTCTTTACCATTTCTGATCCAGCTACGAAGAGTAACTGTTTTGATTCCTAAATATTCCGCAGCTTCATCTATGCTTATCCATTTGTCATTCATGATTTCTTCCATGCTCTCACCCCGTGATTTGAATCTGAATACAACTTAACCATTTTAGTATACACCATAAATGTGAATTTTCCAAGAGTTTACTGTTATTTGTTGATATTATTTTTTATTTGTGCGTTCATAAAAATTTCCACCGGACACAACTATGTCCGGTCTTTTTTTATCTATTTTTCAATATTAAACCTGTCTTAACCTTCTCGTTTCTGCCTATCAGCACTGCAAAAACGGACATGCATGTGTCTGAGGTTCCGATCCCTAAAAATGGCATACTTGCTTTAGCACGTGGGAGCCATCTGCGCAGGGTGTTTCCGGTTCCATGTGACTACCGATGACAATCAAATACTGTACCGATCACCGGAAGTGAGGTGCAGCCGAAATGGAGTAATCCTTCGGTATGCCCTCACGCCTGTGGCCTGGTTTTGCATGTCTGGAGCTCTCCATTTCGGCAAAAGCCGAAGGAGGGCTTTCATTATGCAAAACAATGACAATCAGAAGACTTACTTTATTTACGTTCGCAGCACCGGCGAAAAGGTCTCTGTCACAAAGGAACAGCGTGATGCTTTCTATAAGGAAGCCGACCGCATCCGTCACAAGGAACAGGATCACGGCAGGTGCATGTGCCCTTACCGCTTCATCTGGAAATGTGACGGTGATTGCATCGGTTGTGAATACCATGCGGCAGGCGACATTACTTCTTTGGATCAGCCTCTCCCTGATGGCAACGGCACCCTCGGTGACTATATTCCCGACCGCAGTAAGCCGATGGAAGAAGTCATCGCCGACCGCATGCTGCTGGAGCAGCTCTTTGCCAGACTGCGTGAGCTTGATCCGGAGGCCGATACCATCATTCAGCTTTGGAAGGATCACCCGGAGGGCATCTCCGACCGTGCTATTGCAAGAGAACTCGGTCGCCCGCAGAAGACCTTCGCGGATCAGATGAAGAAGTATCGCACCAACTTGCACAGGATTACCGGCGATAAGTAATACCAAGACCACGAATCACACCCTTTCCGGCCACTGTCCCTCTTTCGGATGGTGGTCGGAGATTTTTTATAAAATCCTCCGCTCAAATCGGTAGTTCATCTCCAGTGGAAGGTGAAGGCAAGAGAACACAGCCTTCACAAAGCGAGGTGAACCCATGATGTACCGCAGTTACGCAGACACAGGCGGCAACGTGAACGAGGAGATCAAGCTCCTGAATTCCATCAGCCACGTATCCGCCAGACTGGCAAGGAACCTCCGGGTACTTGCCGCAAGCCAATCCGAGGAAGGAGGAAAAGAAAATGTCAAAGATGGCAGAAATGGCACAGACCATCGAAGAGCTCCGCACCGCTGCTGCTTCTATTAATGCCGCAGCCGACTGGCTCTACCAGCAGTTTTCCGGCGATGTCGATGAAACACAGACCACTGATGCTCCCGCCAAGAAGGAACTGAAGCCTGAACTCAAGCTGGACGATGTAAGAGCCGTCCTTGCTGAGAAGTCCCGCGCCGGTCATACCGCAGAAGTACGCGCCCTGCTTAAAAAGTATGGTGCCGCAAAGCTCTCGGAGATCGATCCGGCAAACTACGAAGCCCTGATGAAGGACGCGGAGGTAATCGGCAATGGCAGCTAAAGCACACGCAATTCTGTCCGCGTCCAGCTCCGACAGGTGGCTGCACTGCCCGCCATCGGCGAGGCTTTGCGAAACCTATGAGGACAAAGGATCAGACTACGCTGCAGAAGGCACCAACGCTCATGCGCTTGGCGAGCACAAATTGAAAACCGCGCTGGGACTTCCTTCAGAAGACCCGACCGACAGCCTCAAGTGGTATTCCGAGGAAATGGAGGATGCTACCTCCGGCTATGCCGAATATGTGCTGGAACAGGTCGAAGCCGCCAAGGAAACCTGCACCGACCCGGTAGTTCTTATCGAGCAGCGTGTGGACTTCTCCCGCTGGGTAGAACAGGGCTTCGGAACCGCCGACTGCATCATCATTGCGGACGGTACGCTCCGGGTGATCGACTACAAGCACGGCTTAGGTGTCTTGGTCTCTGCAGAGGAGAATCCGCAGATGCAGTGTTACGCTCTCGGTGCTTTGGAACTTTTCGATGACATTTACGACATCGAACAGGTTTCCATGGCCATTTATCAACCGAGACGCCAGAACGTCAGCACCTACGAAATCAGCAAGGATGACCTGTATCGCTGGGCGGATGAAGTCTTGAAGCCCACAGCAGATCTGGCTTTTGCCGGTGACGGGAACTTCCTGTGCGGTGAATGGTGCGGCTTCTGCAAGGCTAAGAACGAGTGCCGCGCCAGAGCTGAGGCAAATCTGAAGCTCGCGCAGCATGATTTCAAGCTCCCGCCACTGCTTACGGATACCGAGATCGAGGTCATTCTCAGCAAGGTAGATGAACTGGTTAGCTGGGCTTCCGATATCAAGGAATACGCCCTGCAGCAAGCTCTCTCCGGTAAGGAATGGACTGGCTTTAAGCTCGTCGAAGGACGCAGCAACCGCAGATACAGCAATGAGGCCGCCGTCATTGACGCGGTCGAGAAAGCAGGCTTTGACCCGTATGAGAAAAAGATGCTCGGCATCACCGCCATGCAGAAGCTCCTCGGCAAGTCCCGCTTTGATGAACTCCTGACGGCTTACATTGAAAAGCCGCAGGGCAAACCCACACTTGTGCCGGATAGCGACAAGCGCCCGGCCATGAATACAGCAAAAAATGATTTTATGGAGGAAAACGACAATGAGTAAGAATGTAAAAATCAGCAATCCCATGAAGGTTATCACCGGTGTCGACACACGCTGGAGCTACGCAAACGTCTGGGAGCCGAAGTCCATCAACGGCGGCACTCCCAAGTACAGCGTGAGCCTCATCATCCCGAAATCCGACACCAAGACCATCGCCAAGATTCAGGCTGCTATCGAGGCTGCCTACAAGGAGGGCGAGGCCAAGCTCAAGGGCAACGGCAAGTCCGTACCGCCCCTCACTGCTATCAAGATGCCTCTTCGTGACGGCGACACCGAGCGTCCGGATGATCCGGCTTACGCTGGCAGCTACTTCATCAACGCCAACTCCGCCACGGCTCCCGGCATTGTGGACGCTGACTGCAATCCGATCCTGACCCGCTCCGAGGTTTACTCCGGCGTGTACGGTCGTGCCAGCATCAACTTCTACGCTTTCAACTCCAACGGCAACAAGGGCATCGCCTGTGGGCTGAACAACCTGCAGAAGATCCGTGACGGCGAACCCCTCGGCGGCAAGTCCAGCGCAGCATCTGACTTCTCCACCGATGCGGATGAAGATTTCCTGTCTTAAGGAGGTACGCACCATGAACGCTACTACGATTCTTTGCATCCTGCTTCTGTCCCTCTATCTGGTTCTGGCTGTGTTCTGGATCGTCAGGTCCATCATCGACACCATCGACGACCGCAAGCGTGAGAAGCGTAATGCTGCTCTTGAGACTGAGCGTGAAGCTCGCAACGCCAAATGGGAAGCTGAGCGTCAGCAGCTTGAACGAGAACGTGCCATTCGTGAAGTCGAGTTCCACGAAGCTCGAATGAAGGAACTCGAACAGAAGTAATCTCCGGCCTGCGGGTGGTGGGAGCAATCCTGCCACCCTTTCAGGCTATGGAAAGGACCGGTGTATATGAAAACACTCAGTATTGATATTGAAACATACAGTAGCGTGGACCTTGCCAAATGCGGTGTCTACAAATACACCGAGGCGACAGATTTCGATATTCTTCTCTTCGGGTATTCCGCAGACGGTAATCCTGCGCAGGTGGTCGACCTCGCCTGTGGAGAGACGATCCCTCCGGAGGTCATCGCTGCGCTTACAAACGATGATGTGACGAAGTGGGCCTTCAACGCTCAGTTCGAGAGAATATGCCTTTCCCGCTGGCTCCGGGATCACGGCGGTTTTGATAACGCCTACTACAGCATCCCGGAAGACACCGTGGGCAACTACCTCGATCCGGCCTCATGGAAATGCACCATGATCTGGTCCGCTTACATGGGCTTACCCCTTTCATTGGAAGGCGTCGGTGCTGTTCTGGGCCTCGGAAAGCAGAAGCTGACCGAAGGCAAAGAGCTCATCAAGTATTTCTGCCAGCCCTGTGCGCCGACAAAGACCAATGGCGGTCGAACCCGCAACCTGCCGGAAAACGCTCCCGACAAGTGGGACGCCTTCAAACGGTACAACATCCGTGATGTCGAGGTCGAGATGTCCATTCAGGAAAAGCTCGCCAAGTTCCCTGTGCCGGAAACAGTCTGGGAGCAATACCACCTCGATCAGGAAATCAACGACAGAGGCGTCGCCCTTGATATGGAGCTGGTGCATCAAGCCATCGCTATGGACACCCGCTCCCGTGCGGATCTCACTGCTGTCATGAAGAAGCTGACCGCTTTGGACAATCCCAACTCCGTGCAGCAGATGAAACAGTGGCTTTCGGACAACGGTCTGGAGGTGGATTCTCTCGGCAAGAAGGAAGTCGCTGAAATGCTCAAGACCGCTCCGGCAGAGCTGCAGAAGGTTCTCCTTCTCCGGCAGCAGCTGGCCAAATCGTCTGTCAAAAAGTATCAGGCGATGGAAAAGGCAGTCTGCGCCGATGGTCGTGCTCGTGGAATGTTTCAGTTCTACGGTGCCAACAGGACCGGTCGTTGGGCTGGACGCATTATACAGATGCAGAACCTGCCCCAGAACCATCTTCCGGATCTGGCAGAGGCTCGTGGGCTTGTCCGCTGCGGCGACTTTGAAGGCGTGGAACTTCTCTACGAAGATGTGCCGGATACGCTCTCCCAACTGATCCGCACCGCCTTTGTGCCGAAGCCGGGATACAAGTTCATCGTCTCCGACTTCTCGGCAATCGAGGCCAGAGTGCTGGCGTGGTTTGCCGGTGAAATCTGGCGTCAGGAGGTCTTTGAAAAAGGCGGCGACATCTACTGCGCCTCCGCATCGCAGATGTTCAAGGTTCCCGTTGAAAAGCACGGCGTGAACGGCCACCTGCGGCAAAAAGGCAAAATTGCTGAACTCGCCCTCGGCTATGGCGGCTCTGTAGGAGCTCTCAAAGCGATGGGAGCCATGGAGATGGGCCTTTCAGAAGACGAGCTTCAGCCGCTGGTCACCGCTTGGCGCAACTCGAACCAGAACATTGTGAGGTTCTGGTGGGATATCGACCGAGCAGCTATGAATGCCGTGAAGTATCACATGGACGGCGATGTCTGCGGCATCAAGTTCTGCTACCAGAGCGGGATGCTCTTCATTACGCTCCCGTCCGGCAGACGCCTTTCCTATGTAAAGCCTAAGCTCGGTACAAATCAGTTCGGCAGCGAGTGTATCACCTACGAGGGTATCGGCGGCACAAAGAAGTGGGAGCGGCTGGAGACCTACGGGCCGAAGCTCGTGGAGAACATCGTCCAAGCTACCTCCCGTGACATTCTCTGCTACGCAATGCGGACCTTGTCGCACTGCTTCATTACCATGCACATTCACGACGAGCTGGTCATCGAAGCCAGCCCCGGCGTTGACCTGAAGGTCCTCTGCAAACAGATGGGTCGGACCCCACCGTGGGCAGACGGCCTCAAGCTCCGTGCTGATGGCTACGAGACCATGTTTTATAAAAAAGACTGATTTTGATTCGTTCAAATACCACTAAACCCTCCAGTGGGTAGTGAGAACTTTAGATTGGAGGTGCCTATCATGGCCGAATACAAAAACGCAGAAGGTTATGCCGATCCCACAGCATTCGGAGCCTTCTGTGCCATTGAAAAAGAAGAAAAAGCTCTCCGGGCATTCAGGCCCATCGTGTATATCTGCAGTCCGTATGCCGGAGATGTCGAACGCAACACCGCTGCCGCCAGACGCTACAGCCATTTTGCGGTAGAGGCCGGATACATTCCCATCGCACCGCACCTGCTGTTTCCGCAGTTCCTTGACGACAACAAGCCCAAGGAGCGTGAGCTGGGTCTGCTTTTTGGGAATGCCATCCTGAGTAAATGCGCCGAAATGTGGGTCTTTGGTGACCGGATCTCCGAGGGCATGGAGGCCGAGATCAAGAGAGCGACTTGGAAGGGACACCGAATCCGCTACTTCAGCGAGACCTGCGAGGAGGTAACAAGATGAGATTCACTTTATACCGCTCCAACTGTCTGGAGGTGCCTGAAAACTGTACCTACCCTCATAAGGTCGAGGTCACCGGGAAGGACAGCCTCATCGAAGCTGTAAAGCACGATTATGTTTGTGCTGAGTATCAGGGCAACTACCGCAGCAACGACAATTTCATCGGCTCCGACTGCTTGCCGGTCGATTGTGATAACGACCACAGCGACGATCCGGACGAATGGGTCTATCCCTCAGACGTTGCTACTGCTTTTCCCGGTGTTGCCTTTGCGGTTCACTACAGCCGCAATCACATGAAAGCCAAAGGTGGCAAAGCTGCAAGGCCGAAGTTCCACGTCTTCTTCGCTATTGATCGAGTCATCGAACCCGGCCAGTACAGCGAGATGAAAAAGCTGGTCAACAGCATCTTCCCGTACTTCGACACCAAGGCACTCGATGCCGCTCGGTTCTTCTTCGGGACAAAGAAGCCGGAGGTCGAGATCTTCGACGGTCCGATGACGCTTACTACCTTCCTTGCTGACGACGATTTTGACGCCAACATGGACTCCGGCAGCTATGGCGACATCGTCATTCCCGAAGGCAGCCGCAACGCCACGCTGTCCCATTATGCTGGACGCATCCTGAAACGCTTCGGCAATACCGATGAGGCACATAAGCATTTTGCGGAAGTGGCCGCTTGCTGTCAGCTGCCTTTGGAGCAGTCGGAGCTCGACAGCATCTGGCACAGCGCACAGCGGTTCTATGGGAAGGTCGCTGCACAGGAAGGATACATTCCTCCGGAGCAATACAATCAGGGCCTTCAGCTCAAGCCCTCCGACTATTCCGACGTCGGACAGGCCACGGTGCTGGCAAGAGAATATGAGGGAAAGCTCCGCTATTCACCCTCGACTGATTTTCTGGTCTACAACGGTCGGTTCTGGGAGGAATCCAAGCCCAAGGCTCAGGCCGTAGCGCAGGAACTCACCACTCGCCAGCTTGAGGAGGCCGAAACCGAGATCAAGAAGGCAACCGACGAAATGATGAAAAACGGCGCATGGGAGCTGCTGGCATCGATGGGTCCAAAGAAAGCGGCTATGGCTTTCAGCTCGGAACAGGCTCGTTCTTTCCAAAAGTACGAGAACGCCACGACCTACCGCAACTATGCCATCAAGCGCAGAGATTCCAAATACATCACCGCTGCCTTAAAGGAAGCACATCCGATGGTTGAGATTGACCAGCGGCAGCTTGACGCAGACGAATTTCTGCTCAACACCCCGTCAGCTACTTACGACCTTCGTATTGGCCTTCCTTCCGCTCATGAGCACACTCCTGCGGATTCCATTACCAAGCAGACCACGGTTGACCCGTCCGGTGGTGGTATGGATATCTGGCAGGACGCTTTGGAGACCTTCTTCTGCGGTGACAACGAGCTCATCGATTATGTTCAGGAGATCGCTGGCCTTTCCGCTATCGGGAAGGTCTGTGTCGAAGGCCTGATCATTGCCTACGGTGAAGGCCGTAACGGAAAATCCACCTTCTGGAATACGCTTTCCCGTGTGATGGGTACCTATAGCGGCAACATGTCCGCAGACACTCTGACTGTCGGATGCAAGCGGAATGTAAAGCCGGAGCTGGCTGAAGCCAAAGGTAAACGGATAATCATTGCCGCCGAACTGGAGGAAGGCATGCGCCTGAACACATCAAACGTCAAACAGCTCTGTTCAACGGACGAGATCTATGCGGAGAAAAAGTACAAGGACCCGTTCAGTTTCGTACCGAGCCATACCCTTGTGCTTTACACGAACCACCTGCCGAAGGTCGGTGCGATTGATGCCGGAACATGGCGTAGGCTGATTGTCATTCCGTTTAACGCCAAGATTGAAGGTTCCTCTGACATCAAAAACTATGCCGATTACCTTTTCAACAAAGCTGGCGGTGCAATCCTGAAATGGATCATGACCGGTGCCAAGCGTGTGATCGAAAAGGATTATCACATCGTAAAGCCAGCCGTGGTGGATTCTGCGATTCAGAAGTACAAGGACAATAACGACTGGCTCTCGCAGTTCCTCGATGAATGCTGTGAGATTGACAGCTCCTATTCCGCTAAATCCGGAGATGTCTACAACGCATACCGCAGCTATTGCATGCAGGTGGGTGACTATATCCGCAACACGACTGATTTCTACACTGCGCTGGAATGCGCCGGTTTTGAAAGGAAAAGAAGTAAATCTGCACGGCTGCTTTTTGGCCTGCAGCTTAAGTCGGACTTTCTTGATTGAACCAAGGGTGACGGTCGATGACGGGTAATTCCGTAACTTTTCTTAGGTCTTGTTTTTTAGTGTTCTAAGAATAGTTTCTGTAAAGACTGTCATCGACCGTCACCACCCACTCTAATTCCTGATGGAGGAACATTATGCGAGAGAAAATCATAGAACAACACTTAGTCAAAGCCGTGAAAAACAGCGGCGGCATTGCACCGAAACTGGTGAGTCCCGGATTCGATGGGATGCCGGATCGACTGGTGCTGCTGCCCGGAGGCAAGATCGGATTCGTGGAGGTCAAGGCACCAGGTAAGGAACCGAGACCTTTGCAGGTAGCCAGACACGGATTACTGCGGCGGCTGGGCTTCAAGGTATATATCCTTGATGCCCCTGAGCAGATTGGAGGGATACTTGATGAAATACGAACCGCATGAATACCAGAGGTACGCAATCAACTATATCGAAGACCATCCCTTCGCTGCCATGCTGCTGGACATGGGCCTTGGCAAAACGAGCATCACACTGACCGCTATTGCGGACCTGCTGTTCGACAGCTTCGAGGTTCATAAGGTGCTGGTCATCGCTCCGCTTCGAGTAGCCCGTGATACTTGGAGCGCAGAGCTTCAAAAGTGGGACCAGCTTCACCACCTGACCTATTCGGTGGCGGTCGGAAGCGAGGCTGAGCGAAAATCGGCCCTGACGAAGAAAGCTGATATCTACATCATCAACCGTGAGAACGTCCAATGGCTCATCGAGAAAAGTAAGCTCCCATTTGATTACGACATGATCGTAGTGGACGAGCTTTCTTCCTTCAAAAACCACCAGTCAAAACGCTTCAAGGCTCTGATGCAGGTACGGCCCAGGATCAAGCGTGTCGTTGGACTCACCGGCACTCCGGCCAGCAACGGACTGATGAATCTGTGGGCAGAGTTCAAGGTCATCGACATGGGAAAACGCCTCGGTCGGTTCATTACCTATTATCGGCAGGAGTATTTCGTGCCGGACGCCATGAACGGCCAGATCGTTTACAGCTACCGTCCGAAACCCGGTGCCGAGCAAGCCATATACCGGAAAATCTCGGATATCACCATTTCGATGAAATCCACGGACCACCTGAAGATGCCGGAACTCATATCCAGCGAATACAAGGTCTATCTCAGTCCCAATGAACAGGACGCCTACGACGAGATGAAAAAACAGTTCATTCTGGACCTGCCCGATGGTGAAATATCCGCTGCTAATGCCGCAGCCCTCTCCGGCAAGCTCTCCCAGATGGCCAATGGTGCCATTTACGACGATGCCGGGAATACGGTCCCCATTCACGAGCAGAAGCTGGACGCTCTGGAGGACATTATCGAGTCGGCAAACGGCAAGCCTCTTCTGGTGGCCTATTGGTACCAGCATGATCTGGAGCGGATCATGAAACGGCTGCATGATCGGCATATCCCGTTTTCCAAGCTGGACAAAGCCGACAGTATCCGCAGATGGAACAACGGCGAAATCCCGGTAGCTCTGATTCACCCGGCTTCTGCCGGGCATGGCCTCAATCTTCAGACCGGCGGCAACACCATCGTCTGGTTCGGCCTCACATGGTCCTTGGAGCTCTATTCCCAGACCATAGCAAGGCTCTGGCGGCAAGGTCAAACCGAAGAAACCGTGGTCGTACAGCATATCGTGACGGACGATACCATCGACGAGCAAATCCTCCGGGCTCTGAAGGCCAAAGACAAAACGCAGTCGGCTCTGATCGCTGCGGTCAAGGCAAATCTGAAAATCTAACGACAATATTCGACAATCTACGCCAATCCGAGTGATCACAAATTCGGAGGTGCGACTTTGAACCCATACAAGAATCTGGCAAACGCCATCATTCTGCAGGCGGCCAAGGATTATCGGCTGACCGACGATGAACAGCAGCTTCAGGAAATTGAGTGTTTCTTCCGTTCCGGCTGGTTCGGTGTCCTGTCAAAAGTCGATACGGAATTCCTCATTAAAGAGCTACGGAAGGAGAAGCAAAATGACCGCTAAAGAATACCTGTCACAGGCCCGGACGCTGGATATGCGAATTAAATCCAAGCTCCAGCAGATCGAGTCTTTAAATGAACTGGCCACATCCTGCACTATCGTTTACAGCGACATGCCCAGAAACCCGAATCGTGGCGGCTCCAAAATAGAACGAGCCGTTTTGAAAATTATCAAGGTTGAGGAAAGCCTGAAACACGACGTCGAGAATCTGGTGGAACTGAAGAAGGAAATCATGGCAACAATCCGGGCCGTTTCGGATGTTGAACTGCAAACCCTGCTGGAGAAGCGGTATCTGTGCTTCCTCTCGTGGGAGAAGATTGCGGTTGAGATGCATTACAGCATCCAGCACATATATCGGATGCACGATACGGCACTTGCTTGTGTGGCCGCCATCATGAGAGTAAATGAGAGAGATTGAGAGTCGCCTCTTATGATAGTATTATGATGGACAAAGTAAAACCTACGGAAGCCTTGTGGGAGCCCCTTTCCCGCAGGGCTTTTGTTATGCCCGGAAAGCGAGGTGATTATGTGCCAAGGAGCCCAAAGAAGCCCTGCGCTCACCCCGGCTGTCCAAGGCTTACTGATAGACGCTTCTGTCCGGAGCATGAGAAGCTAGACCGGGACCGTTACAACAAGTACGAGCGCAGCCCGGACGTCAACCGCAAATACGGTAGGGCTTGGAAGCGCATCCGTGACAGGTACGCAGCGGCGCACCCCCTGTGTGAGCAGTGCCTCAAGGAAGGCCGGTTGACACCGGTCGAGGAAGTTCATCATATTCTTCCTATTTCTCAAGGCGGCACACACGAGGCCAGCAACCTGATGAGCCTGTGCCAGTCGTGCCACACGAAGATCCATCACGAGCTCGGAGATCGGTGACCGTGGGGCGGGTCAAATCTCTACGACCTTTCTACCCGGACAACGGCGGAGGGTGTCACGCACAAAAACGGCAGTTCAAACGGGGTATTAAAAATTGTGAAAGAAGGTGATTTTATATGGCAAAGGACGGTACAAACAGAGGTGGCAGACGAGTTCGGGCCGGTGACAAGCCAATGTCCGTGGCAGAAAAATTGCAAAAAGGTCAGGCTGTTCGGCTAATGGAAAACGATATACCCGTGCTTACGAGTGCGGAACTTGAGGCCGTTGACCTACCTGAGGGTGCAGTTGTTGAAGGTGCGGATATGCCAAAACCGGCAGACTATCTTTCGGCAAAGCAGAAGAACGGAGTGCCTCTCGGAGCAGATGAGATATACAAGGAAACTTGGTTGTGGCTTAAAGAGCGTGGTTGCGAACGGCTTGTCAATCCGAGATTGATTGAAGCGTATGCTCAGGCATTTGCAAGATACATTCAGTGTGAGGAGGCAACGAGCACCTACGGCTTGCTTGGAAAGCACCCGACCACGGGCGGAGTAATCTCGTCGCCGTTCGTACAGATGAGTCAGCAGTATCAGAAAAGTGCAAACCTTATCTGGTATGAGATTTACGATATTGTAAAGCAAAACTGCACGGTTCCGTTTGAGGATAACCCGAACGATACTATGGAGCTTTTGCTCAGAAGGAAGATAAAATGATGAACGAACAGAACGAATTGACACAATTTTTAAAAACACTTAAAAGATATAAACACAGGCTGAAAAGGCAGGAGTTTTTAACCTTGAGAGGACAGGCACTTCACGGTGACATAGCAGGAGCAAAGAAAGGCTTTTGTGTTTTGATGGAGGAAAGGAAAATGCAATATGAATAGAGTATCGGAGATGAACCTTGTTGACATAGACAAGCTGATTCCGTATGTGAATAACGCAAGGACACATTCAAAGGAGCAAATCAACAAGCTGAGAGCATCAATCAGAGAATTTGGCTTTATCAACCCCGTAATAATTGACAGAGATTATAATGTCATTGCCGGTCACGGCAGAATTATGGCATCAAAAGAAGAGGGCATTGATAAAGTGCCTTGTGTATTTGTAGACTACCTTACCGATGCACAAAAGAAGGCCTACATACTTGCCGACAACAGAATGGCTCTTGATGCCGACTGGGACGAGGAACTTTTGAAGGTAGAAATTGAATCACTGCAAGGTGCTGATTTTGATTTGAACCTGACCGGATTTGACGAAGCTGAGCTAATGGATATATTCGGCGATGATAACCAAAGCCATGCAAAAGATGATGACTTTGACCTAACCGCAGCACTTGAAAAGGCCTCGTTTGTTGAGAAAGGTGACGTCTGGACTGTTGGTAGGCATAGACTAATGTGTGGTGATGCAACATCAAGTGAAGATGTATCAACTCTTATGGGCAATACAAAGGCAAATCTTATACTGACTGATCCGCCGTATGGTGTATCTTTTAAGAGCTCATCAGGCCTGACAATTCAGAATGACAGTATGAAAAACGAGGAGTTCTACAATTTTCTGCTTGCGTCATTTAAGTGTATGGCTGAACATCTTGAGAATGGAGGTTCAGCATATGTGTTCCATGCTGATACAGAGGGACTTAATTTCAGAAAGGCGTTTATTGATGCAGGCTTTCATCTTGCCGGTTGTTGCATCTGGGTGAAGGATAGTCTTGTTCTTGGTCGCTCTGATTATCAGTGGCAGCACGAGCCTGTACTTTATGGTTTTGTGCAGAACGGAAAGCATAAGTGGTACTCGGACAGAAAGCAAACTACAATCTGGAATTTTGACAAGCCAAAAAGAAATGCAAATCACCCAACATCAAAGCCACTTGATTTACTCAGCTATCCTATTGGCAATTCAACTCAGGAAAACGGTGTTGTGATCGACACTTTTGGAGGAAGCGGTTCAACTATGATGGCATGTGAACAGATGAACAGAATTTGCTATATGATGGAACTCGACGAAAAATACGCCTCAGTAATTTTAAGAAGATATGTTGAAAATACAAACAATGCAGAAGGTGTGTTTGTTGAAAGAAACGGTAGAAAAATCCCGTATACCGAGCTTGTGAAAGAGGTTGAAAGGGAATAGATATACACAATAATCTTGCAAAATGATTGTGCAGTAATCGTATTGATATATCCTTCAAAAAGAGCGAATATGTGTACAACAAAAGGAAATACACAATTACAAAAACGGAGGACACTATGAATACAAAGACATTAAGACAAATCGAGGAAATGAAAAAGCAGACAATCGGCGTTGAGGTTGAGATGAACAACATCACAAGGAACAAAGCCGCAAAAATCGCAGCCGAGTTCTTCGGCACAGGCAGATTTGAAAACACAGCCGACAGAAACGGCTACTGCACTTGGTCAGCATATGACGAGCAAGGCAGGGAGTGGAAATTCCAAAAAGATGTCAGCATTGCGGGAATTGACAGTGAGAAATGCGAAATGGTCACACCGATTTTAAACTATTCAGACATTGAAACCTTGCAGGAGCTTGTAAGGATATTAAGAAAAGCGGGTGCAAAGAGCGACTCAACAAGAGGTTGCGGAGTACACATTCACATCGGTGCAAAAGGCCACACGGCAAAGACACTCAGAAACCTTGCAAACATTATGGCAAGCCACGAACAGCTTTTGATTGACGCTTTGAACCTTGACGAGGTCAGAGTAAGAAGATACTGCAGAACGGTTGACATAAGATTTTTAGAGCAGGTCAACAGAAGAAAGCCGAAAACAATGTCGGAGCTTGCCGATGTATGGTACAAGAGCCACGATGAAAACTACGGCAGAAGTCACCATTACAATGGAAGTAGATACCATATGCTCAACCTCCACGCAACCTTTACAAAGGGAACGGTTGAATTCAGACTTTTCCAATTTGACAAGCCATCAAACGGCAAACAGAACGGACTTCACGCAGGACAGCTAAAAAGCTACATTCAGCTTTGCTTGGCACTCAGCCAAATGGCAAAGGAAGTTAAGTCGGCAAGTGCAAAACCTCAGCAAACAGAAAATCCAAAATACGCAATGAGAACTTGGCTTTTGCGACTTGGTTTTATCGGTGACGAGTTCAAGACAGCGAGAGATGTGTTCACAAACAGACTTTCGGGCGACACGGCTTTTAGGAACGGCAGAGTTGCTTGAAGTGATTAGGTTAAATGCCCCACTGACCGCTTTGGCGGTCTTAAGGTGGTAGAAGAACATATCTTCGGAAAGGATTGATTTTATGAAAAGGTTATACATAGCCTACGGAAGTAACCTGAATGTAAGGCAGATGAAAACGAGATGCCCGAATGCGAAAATTCTCGGTACGGCAAAGATGAAAGGCTGGGAGTTGCTTTTCAAAGGGAGCAAGTCGGGTTCGTACCTTACGATTGAGAAAAAGGAAAACGGCATTGTGCCTGTGGTAATCTGGGAGGTAAGCGAATCCGATGAAAAAGCACTCGACCGTTATGAAGGCTATCCGACCTTCTACTACAAGAAGGACATCAAGGTGCAATACAAGGGCATCAGAACAGGCAATCGCAGAACGGTTACCGCCTTCGCCTACATTATGCACGAGGAAAGGCAAATCGGTGTACCAAGCCTTTTCTACCTCAACACCTGCCTTGACGGTTACGATACCTTTTATTTTGACAAGCAGATACTTCTCAATGCCTATCACAAGTCAAAGGAGTTGTACGAAAATGACCGATAACCTTGTTCAGTTACGCACCTGTCCCCGTTGTGGCGGGGTTTATTCCGGACACGGTGCAGTTTCAAGGGCAGACAGTTTAACCGTCATCTGCCCCGACTGTGGCACACGAGAGGCCCTCGAAAGCATTGGTGTTGATGAGAAAGAGCAGGAGAAGATACTAAGGACTATCTATAACTCAGTTCATAGGTGTTGATTAGTTGATTTTGATTTGATATAATATTATCATAGATTTGAATAGAATAATTTAAATGTGGTGCATTTATGAAATTTAACTCTAAGGATTATATCAGTCAATTTTACTTTATGAAATATGATCATACAATCACTGATAGATATCGTCAAAAAGTATCAGCAAATTTGTGTTTGAAAGAACTGAAGATTGAAATATTAAACTCCGGTAATAAAGTAATAGCAGTCTTTGGATATCGTTTGGACTATGTTTTTGATACTCTTTTACCTTTGGTAAAATGGGAATTGTTTGAAAAAACAAGAGATATATCCGGATGGGATTTACCAAATAATTGGGGATATCGTGATGGCTGGGGATATAAATTCCTATGTATGAATGAAAGTGGTAAGCCACTTATACAAAATAATTTAGATGTATTATTTAACGAAAAAAATAAACCTGCATATGAAAAACTTTTAGATTGGATTATAAGAGAATACTCAGAAAAAAAGGAATTGAAAAAATATAAATTATTCTGGTAAGATTCCCTTCGGCTTGTATAAAATAAAAGTCAAATAGCATACCAAAAAATAGAATTATTAAGCATTGGTTAGAAATAACTGATGCTTATTTCTTTATTTTGACAATCAGATAGTTACCACCACTTTTTAGTGCAGAAAGTGTCGATTTTTTAAATTTTGTGCATTTCAGTGCATAAACTTGATTTTTTCACAAGTTTGTGCTGTGTCCCAAAATATTTTGAAAGAGATAGATTCTTCAAACTAAATATCAACGCACAAAAGGCATCACATATGTGGTGTCTTTTCTTATGCCGTGAGGAGGTGAGATTTTGAGAAAGCTGAAGAAGTACAAGCCTACAAAATTTAGGGCTAAGGGCAGTTACTATGACGAGGAGAGTGCAGATTTTGCTGTTGCTTTTATTGAAAGCCTATGTCACACCAAAGGCACATGGGCAGGTAAGAAATTTGAACTTATCGACTGGCAGGAACAGATTATTCGTGACCTGTTCGGCACACTCAAGCCAAACGGCTATCGGCAGTTTAACACTGCCTACATTGAAATTCCTAAAAAGCAGGGCAAGTCTGAACTTGCCGCCGCTGTCGCCCTTTTACTGACCTGCGGTGACGGTGAACAGCGAGCCGAGGTTTACGGTTGTGCAGCCGACCGTCAACAGGCGAGTATCGTATTTGAGGTTGCCGCCGATATGGTGCGTATGTGTCCCGCACTTAGCAAGCGTGTAAAAATTCTTGCGTCGCAGAAACGAATAATCTATATTCCGACAAATTCATTCTATCAAGTATTGTCAGCCGAAGCTTATTCAAAGCACGGTTTTAATATTCACGGTGTTGTGTTTGATGAACTGCACACCCAGCCTAACAGAAAGCTATTTGATGTTATGACAAAAGGCAGTGGTGACGCACGAATGCAACCTCTCTATTTTCTGATCACAACAGCTGGTACGGACACACATTCAATCTGCTATGAAACTCATCAGAAAGCAAAAGATATTTTAGAGGGCAGAAAAATCGACACGACCTTTTATCCTGTAATTTACGGTGCTGATGAGAGTGATGACTGGACAGACCCGAAGGTGTGGAAAAAGGCCAATCCTTCACTCGGCATTACGGTAGAAATTGACAAGGTGCAGACAGCATGCGAATCGGCAAAGCAAAATCCGAGTGAAGAGAATTCATTTCGACAGCTACGCCTCAATCAATGGGTAAAGCAGGCAGTTCGTTGGATGCCGATGGACAAATGGGATAAGTGTACCTTTGCAGTCAATGAAGATGATCTTCGTGGACGAATATGCTACGGAGGTCTTGACCTTTCAAGCACAACGGATATTACCGCATTTGTGCTTGTATTTCCTCCGCTTGATGAAGAGGATAAGTATGTTATTCTTCCGTATTTTTGGATACCCGAGGATACGCTTGATTTGCGTGTAAAGCGTGACCATGTTCCGTATGATGTGTGGGAGCGACAGGGATATTTGCAGACCACGGAGGGTAATGTTATTCACTACGGCTACATAGAAAAATTCATTGAAAAGCTCGGTGAGAGATTTAACATTCGAGAGATTGCATTTGACCGTTGGGGTGCGGTTCAGATGGTACAGAACCTTGAAGGTATGGGATTTACCGTTGTTCCCTTCGGTCAGGGATTTAAGGATATGTCACCACCCACAAAGGAGCTTATGAAACTAACTCTTGAACAGAAAATCGCACACGGCGGTCACCCTGTACTCCGCTGGAATATGGATAACATATTTGTCAGAACTGACCCGGCCGGCAACATAAAGGCAGACAAAGAAAAATCCACGGAGAAAATTGACGGTGCGATTGCTACAATTATGGCACTTGACAGAGCAATTCGTTGTGGAAACAATAACTGTGCATCGGTTTATGATGACCGAGGATTGTTGTTTATATGACATCAGTCAATTTTTATGCAGATATATATGAGCATAAAAAGTAAATATATTTTTCAAAGCATCTCAAAAGAGGTGTTTTTCTTTTGCCCATTTTACGAAAGAGTGGTGATTTTATGGGTATTTTAAGCGGTTTGTTTCACTCACGGGATAAGCCGAAAAACAGCACATCTGGCAGTGGTTACCGATTTTTCTATGGTCAGAGCAGTGCTGGCAAATGTGTAACAGAAAGAAGTGCAATGCGGATGACTGCGGTATATGCCTGCGTAAGAATTTTGTCAGAGGCGGTTGCAGGACTTCCTCTCCACCTTTACAGATACAATTCTGACGGGAGCAAAGAAAAGGCGCTTGAACATCCGTTGTATTTTCTTTTGCACGATGAGCCTAATCCCGAAATGACTTCATTTGCTTTTAGAGAAACCTTGATGACTCATCTGCTTTTGTGGGGCAATGCCTATGCACAAATCATAAGAAATGGCAAGGGCGATGTTGTTGCCCTCTATCCTCTTATGCCGAACAGAATGGCAGTTGACAGAGATAAAAGCGGTAATCTTTACTATCAGTACAACACAAGCTCCGATGACGCAAGAACAATGAAAGGTGCAACGGTAAGGCTTTCACCGTATGAGGTTTTGCATATTGCCGGACTTGGATTTGACGGACTTGTCGGATACTCGCCTATTGCAATGGCAAAGAACGCAATCGGTCTTGCCATTGCCGCCGAGGAATACGGTAGTAAGTTCTATGCAAACGGTGCGTCACCCAGCGGTGTGCTTGAACATCCGGGTACGCTTAAAGACCCATCCAAGGTTCGTGATTCGTGGAATGCCGCCTTTGCGGGAAGCGGCAACAGTCATAGAGTTGCCGTGCTTGAGGAGGGACTGAAGTACACACCGATTTCAATTTCACCGAACGAGGCGCAGTTCCTCGAAACCAGAAAATTTCAGATAGATGAGATAGCTCGAATTTTCAGAGTGCCTCCGCATATGGTGGGTGACCTTGAAAAATCGAGCTTTTCTAATATTGAACAGCAGTCACTTGAATTTGTGAAGTACACACTTGAGCCGTGGATAGTGCGTTGGGAGCAGTCAATTTTCCGCTCCTTACTTTCAAGAAATGAAAAAAGTTCGTACTTTGTGAAGTTTAATGTTGACGGACTTCTGCGTGGTGACTACGCAAGCAGAATGAGTGGCTATGCAACGGCAAGGCAAAACGGCTGGATGTCGGCAAACGATATACGAGAGCTTGAAAATCTCGACCGTATTTCTGACGAGGAGGGTGGAAATCTGTATCTCGTGAATGGCAGTATGACAAAGCTGAGCGATGCGGGGGCTTTTGCTGAAAAGAATAATGAAAAGGAGGAAAATACAAATGGCGAAAAGGTTCTGGAATTGGAAAAATCATACAGAAGAAAATGAAACTGTACAAAGAGTTCTTGAACTTAACGGAACTATTGCAGAAGAAAGTTGGTTTGACGATGATGTAACACCGCAGATGTTTAAAAATGAGCTTTTTACAGGAAGTGGTCCCGTTACAATTTGGCTTAATTCTCCGGGTGGAGATTGCGTTGCGGCAAGTCAGATTTATTCAATGCTTATGGATTATCCACATGATGTGACGGTTAAAATTGATGGTATTGCTGCAAGTGCGGCCTCGGTTATTGCAATGGCTGGTACAAGGGTGTGTATGGCACCTACCGCCCTTATGATGATTCACAATCCGGCAACAACCGCCTTTGGTGACCATAGAGATATGTCAAAGGCGATTGAGATGCTTGATGAGGTCAAGGAGAGCATTATAAATGCTTATGAATTACGCACGGGGCTTTCATATACGCAACTTTCGCATATGATTGATGAAACCACCTGGATGAATGCAAAGAAGGCTGTTGAACTTGGTTTTGCCGACGACATTCTTAAGGACGATAAGAAGACCGCTGAAACGGAAGGGTATTCTTTTTCCGAAGATGCGGTTGAGAGGGCACTCATTAACAAAATCAAGAATAAGCATTCTGTTGGCAAGACAGGACGAAAAGTTGATGAGTTAAAGATGCAACTTTACAAAAAGTTACTTTAATAAGGAGAAGTTAACATGACTATTACAGAATTAAGAGAAAAAAGGGCAAGGCTCTGGAATACTATGGAGGGCTTTCTTGATACACACAGAAATGATATGGGTGTATTGAAGGCGGAGGACGATGCGACGTACTCGAATATGGAGGATGAGCTTGATAGCCTTACAAATGAAATTCACAGAATGGAACGCAGAGAGGTGCATGAAAAGGAACTTAACAAAGCGGTAAATACGCCGATTGTCACCACACCGGTTGACAATAAGCCTGAAAGGACAGGCAGGGCAAGTGATGAATACAGAGAGGATTTTCAGAATCATCTTCGTGGCAGAGCACAGGTTCACAATGTACTCTCTGAGGGTACAGACGCTGACGGTGGTTTTCTTGTTCCCACGGAATTTGAAACAAGCATTGTTTCTGCACTTGAGGAGGAGAATATTATACGCTCTCTTGCGAAGGTAATCACAACCCAGCATGAACGCAAAATTCCGATTGCCACGGGTCATTCTGTTGCTCAGTGGACGGCCGAGAATGCGGCGTACACGGAAAGTAATCCAACCTTTGGACAGAAGCAGCTTGACGCATTTAAACTTACAGATCTTTGTAGGGTAAGTACAGAGCTTTTACAGGATTCAGCCTTTGATATTGAGGATTACCTTATGAAAGAATTTGCAAGAGCCTTCGGTATTGCTGAAGAGGAGGCATTCTGCGTTGGCACAGGTACAAATCAGCCAACAGGTATTTTTACGGTCAAAGGTGGTGAAGTTGGTGTTACGGCTGCTGGTGCAACTGCAATTACTGCTGATGAAGTTATCAGCCTTGTGTATTCACTCAAATCACCGTACAGAAGAAATGCAAAGTTTCTTATGAATGACTCTACCGTTGCAATTCTCAGAAAACTCAAGGATAACAACGGTGCGTATCTCTGGCAACCGTCAGTACAGGCTGATCAGCCGGATAAGCTTCTTGGCTATGACCTTTACACAACACCGTATGCACCTGTTGCAACAACAAATTCACTCCCTATTGCCTTTGGCGATTTTTCAAATTACTGGATTGGCGACAGAGGTTCAAGAACGGTACAGCGACTTAATGAATTGTATGCTACCAATGGTCAGATTGGTTATGTATCTACTGAGAGAGTTGACGGTAAGGTAATTCTTACAGAGGGTATCAAACTCTTACAGATGAAAAAATCCTGAGGTGATGAAATTAGTGAATGAACTGCTTGAAAAAGTAAAGCAAAATCTCATACTTGAACATTCTGAGGACGATGCACTTCTTGAGCAGTACATCACTGCATCGGTTTCCTATGCCGAAAGCTATCAACACATTGATGAGGGTTACTACTCCACACACGCAATGCCTGCAACTACCGAGCAGGCAGTTATTATGCTTGCGAGCCATTTCTACGAAAGCAGAGATGGCTCAACGGGCGGATTCTTTGCTGACAGCACAAACGCATCGGCTCAGGTGTGGAACACGGTCAATCTGCTTTTAAGGCTTGACAGAAACTGGAAGGTGTAGCTATGAGTTTTGGAAACATGAACACACCTGTTGAAATTATGAAAAAGGTGATTGAAACCGATGATGAGGGCTTTAAGAATGAAAGACTGAAAACAGTAGCAAGCGTGAGAGCATATCGTGAGGGCAGACACGGCAGTGAACGGTGGGCGAATATGGCGACATTTTCCGTTGCGACTGATCTGTTTCGTCTGAGGTGTATTCCGCACATTGAGGTTACAACCGATATGCTCATCCTTTGTGACGGAAAGCGGTTTGAAATCACCTCTGTTGAGAATGTAAAAGGCAGAGGAATGTATCTTGAAATTCTCGCAAAGGAGGTTGAAGCAAGTGGCTAGATGCACAATGAAAATGCCGGAGGAGTTTTTACTCAAAATTTCAAGACTTGGGAACAAAACCGATGATGTGTGCGGAAGGGTACTCAATGCCGGTGCTGAGGTTGTTCTGAAAAAGGTGAGAACAAATCTCAGAAATGTCATCAGCAAGGACACAAAAACGCAGTCACGCTCAACGGGTGAGCTTGAACGCTCACTCGGTGTGTCCCCTGTTTTGTCGGACAAGAACGGCAATTTGAATATCAAAATAGGCTTTTCAGAGCCGAGAACAAATGACGAGAGTAATGCAAAAATTGCGAGCATAATTGAATACGGCAAAAGCGGTCAGCCACCAAAGCCGTTTATGAAACCCGCAAAATCAGCGTCACGCAAGGAGTGTATGACAGTTATGATTAACACGCTTGATGAGGAGGTAAGAAGCATATGAGTTTGCTTGCTGAAATCAAGAGTATTGCAGAGGGATTGAACATCAAGGTTGAAACAGGTGTTTTTTCAGGCAAAGTACCTGACGAATACATTGTTCTCACTCCGCTTTCGGACGGCTTTGATATGCACTGCGACAATATGCCGACCTTTGACAGACAGGAAGTGAGAATTTCTATATTTTCAAAGGGTAATTATTCTGCACTTAAATACAAGCTTGTGACCGCTCTTTTTCAAAGTGATATTTCAATAACCGACAGGCTGTATATCGGTTACGAGAGCGACACGGGCTATCATCACTATGCTATTGACGCATTAAAAACTTATGAACTGGAGGAGATAGATTATGGCAACAATCGGACTTGATAAGCTGTATTACGCAAAAATCACGGAGGACTCTGACGGAAACGAAACCTATGACACACCTATTCCGCTTGCAAAGGCGATGAGTGCGGAACTTTCGGTAGAGCTTGCCGAGGCGACACTCTATGCAGATGACGGTGCATCGGAAATTGTAAAGGAATTTCAGAGCGGTACGCTTACACTCGGTATTGACAACATCGGAACAGCCGTTGCAGAGGATTTGACCGGTGCGACAATCGACAAAAACAAGGTGTTGGTTTCCGCATCTGAGGACGGAGCACCGCCCGTTGCAATCGGTTTTCGTGCAAAGAAAGCGAACGGCAAGTATCGTTACTTCTGGCTTTACAGAGTGAAGTTTGGCATTCCTGCAACCAATCTTACCACAAAGGGCGAAAGCATCGAGTTTTCCACTCCGTCAATCGAGGGTACTGTGACAAGGAGAAACAAGCCTGACACGCAGGGCAAGCACCCGTGGAAAGCTGAAATTTCAGAGGACGATACAGGGGTCGCAAGCGATACAATCAGCGGTTGGTACACTCAAGTGTATGAGCCGACCTATGCTGAATAAATACGGAGGTGCGTTATGACTGACAGAGGAAGTATTATTAAAATTGGTGAAAACGATTATGAGCTTATTCTCACAACAAGGGCAACAAAGGAAATTGCCAAAAGATACGGCGGACTTGAAAACCTCGGTGACAGGCTTATGAAAAGTGAAAATTTTGAAATGGCACTTGATGAAATCATCTGGCTTATCACCTTGCTTGCAAACCAGAGTGTTATGATTTACAATCTGAAAAATCCGAACAGCAAAAAGCCTTTGCTTTGTGAGGACGAGGTTGAGCTTTTAACCTCACCGTTTGACCTTGCTGAATACAAGAATGCAATTATGGACTCAATGCAGAAAGGCACAAAGCGAAACATTGAAAGTGAGCAAATCTCAAAAAACACGAAAGTCGGGTAACAGACGCTGAGCTGTTCACCCGACTTCTTTATTACGGACTTGCTCACCTAAATCTTTCGCAGGAAGAAGTGTGGCTCATGCCGTTCGGACTTTTGCTTGATTTGTGGGAGTGCCATAAGCAGTATAACGGAATCACAAACCCGAAAAGAAATTTGACGATTGATGATGTTATACCGTTAGGAATTTGATTTTATGCCTTGAGGAGGTGAGAATATGGCGGATAGTTTTGGACTTAAGCTTGGCATTGAGGGCGAAAAGGAATTTAAAAAGTCGCTTGCTGAAATCAATCAGAGCTTTAAGGTGCTCGGCTCTGAGATGAAGCTTGTGTCCTCGCAGTTTGATAAGAATGACAATTCCGTTCAGGCTTTGTCTGCAAGAAATACGGTTCTTAATAAGGAGATTGATGCACAAAAGCAGAAGATTGAAACCTTGCGACAGGCACTTGCAAATGCATCAGAGTCCTTTGGTGAAACCGACAGAAGAACACAAAGCTGGCAAATTCAGCTTAACAATGCCGAGGCATCACTCAACGGTATGGAGCGTGAACTGAACAGTAATAATTCTGCACTTGAACAGGCAAAGACGGATATTGAGGGTACAGAAAAATCTCTTGAAAAGGTTGACGGTCGGCTTGATGATACTGCCAAGAGTGCTGACGACATGGGCGATGAAATCAAGGACGCAGGCGACAAGGCGGATAAGTCGAAGGAGAGATTTTCAAAGCTTGGTTCGGTACTCAAGGGTGTCGGTGTGGCAATGGGTGCGGTTGTTACTGCGGCTGCCGCAACTGCCGTTAAGCTCGGCAAGGAGGTAGTTATTGCCTATGCCGACTATGAACAGCTTGTCGGCGGTGTTGATACACTTTTCAAGGGCTCATCGCAGAAACTGCAAAGCTACGCATCTAATGCCTATAAAACGGCAGGCCTTTCTGCAAATGACTACATGGAAACCGTTACAGGCTTTTCCGCAAGCCTCATTCAGTCGCTTGGCGGTGATACGGACAAGTCGGTAAAGTATGCAGATATGGCAATCACGGATATGGCAGATAACGCAAACAAGATGGGTACGGATATGTCGCTCATTCAGAATGCATATCAGGGATTTGCAAAGCAAAATTACACCATGCTCGATAACCTTAAACTCGGCTACGGCGGTACTAAAGAGGAAATGCAAAGACTTCTCTCTGACGCAGAAAAAATATCGGGCGTTAAGTATGACATTTCGTCATATGCCGATGTGGTCGATGCAATCCATGTTATGCAGGAGAGTATGGATATTGCCGGTACTACTGCAAAAGAGGCGGAGGGTACAATTTCGGGTTCGGTTAATGCGTTGAAATCCTCGGTCACAAACCTTGTGGTAGGATTTGGTGACGCAAACGCTGACCTCGGTGAGTTGTGTGAAAATGTTGTAACGGCATTTCAGACCGTGCTTGAAAACAGCTCGCCTATTGTGGAAAATCTCGTCTCAGCCTTGCCGATAGTCATTACCACACTGCTTGAATCGGCAGGTGAAATGCTCCCCACGGTTCTGGAAACTCTTGCAGAATTGTTTGCACAGGTGCTTGAGGGATTGCTTCAGCTTTTGCCACAGCTGATTCCCGTTGCGGTGTCAGCCTTATTAACAATTACAAATGCAATTGTTGAAAATCTGCCCTTGCTGATTGAGTCGGCAACCTTGCTCGTAGCAACTCTCGTACAGGGCCTTGCAGATGCACTGCCTACTTTAATTCCTACTGCGGTCAATGCGGTTATGACGATTGTACAGGGACTTCTGGACAGCTTGCCGTCAATTCTTGACGCAGGACTTGAACTTGTGTCAGCACTTGCACAGGGTATTCTTGATGCACTTCCCGACCTCATATCTAAACTGCCTCAGATTATCATGGGCATAGTTACATTTCTTTTAAATTCAATACCGCAAATCATACAGACAGGCATTAAGCTGCTGACCTCTCTTGTCGGTGCTTTGCCCGATATTATCACATCAATAGTCAAGGCAATTCCGCAGATTATCAACGGAATTATAAATGCGGTAATAAATTCAATTCCGCAGATTATTCAGGCAGGCATTGACTTGCTCATTTCACTTGTCAAGGCTCTGCCCACCATCATAGTCACAATCGTGAATGCAATCCCCGACATCATTTCGGGCATTGTTAATGCTCTTATTGACAATATTCCGGCAATAATTCAGGCGGGTATTGATTTGTTGATTTCGCTTGTTAAGAATCTGCCGACTATCATTAAGGAAATTGTAAAGGCGGTACCTAAGATTATTGAAGGCATTGTAAAGTCCTTTGGTTCACTTATGTACAAGATTGTTGAAATTGGCGGTAACATTGTAAAAGGCTTGTGGGACGGTATCTGCGGTCTTGCATCGTGGCTCTGGGATTCAGTCAGCGGTTGGATTTCGGGTATCTGGGACGGCATCTGCGACTTTTTTGGCATTCACTCACCATCAAAGGAAATGGCATGGGTCGGCGAAATGCTCGTCAAGGGTCTTGCCGGCTCTATTGACAAGAACGGTGATATGGCTGTTCGTGCCGCCGAGGGTATGAGCAGTGATGTTTCAAGTGTTATGAACTCACTTGCTGATGATATGAAAACTGCTTTGCCGACTGATTTCAGCATTGACGGAAATGTTAAAGGATTGGTTGATAATTCAAATTCTGCTGCTTTCGGCAAGAGCGGTCTTTCGCTTGTGCTGAATATTGCAAATTTTAACAACTACTCAAATGACGATATTTCTCAGCTTACAAACGAGATTATGGAAACTGCAGGTCAGTTTGCCAAAAGGAAAGGAATGGTATTTGCGTGAACTATTTTGAATACAACGGCATCAGGTCATCTGATATGGGGCTTCATATACAGAGAAAGAATGTGTACTCCTCGCCAAAGTATGACTCTTCCTTTGTGTCAATCCCCGGTCGCAATGGTAATTTGATTGTACCGAATCGCAGATATGAAAATACACAGGTGAGCTATTCTGTATATCTGTCTGCAAAGAACAGTCAACAGCTTGCTGACAGCATTACAAAAATCAAGGCATGGCTGTATGCACAGCCCGACAGGTATCACATACTAAAGGACAGCTATGACAAAAGATTTTTCAGATATGCTCTTTTTAACTCCTCGCTTGACATTGAAGATGAGCTTAACAAAATCGGTGTGTTTACCGTAAGCTTTAACTGCAAGCCGTTTAGATATGACATTGATGGTGAGTTACCGCACAGTATTGATGTGGTGCTGAATTTTCCGTATATGATTTTTTGCAGAATGGACGGTTCAAAGCTGGAAAACGACTGGAGCAACCGTTGGAATCAGACGGCAGACCTTGTTGTGCCGAGTGGTAAGAATATGTTTGTACTGAATACAAATTCGTGGACAGACGGCTACTGGGACTACTATTCAGATGCCGATAAGAGCAGAATATATCTTAAGGTAAACGAAAACTGGAAAAAGGAGAATGCAAGGTTTGCCCTATATACATTTATCAGTGACGAAACCGCATGGCATTCTCTCGAGAAGGTCAGCGAGGATATTTACAGAGTGACCTTGCCGTCAAAGGGTGAAACCGTACTTGTGAATCCGTACAGCTTTGAGAGCAGACCGCTTATTCATCTTAACGGCAACGGTGCGGGTACGCTTACCATTGATAACGAAAACGGCAGGCATGAATGGACTTTCAACAATATTGATGAGTTCATTGAGATTGACAGCGAAAAGATGTGCTTTTACAAGGACAACACGCTGAAAAATGATACGGTTACAGGCACGGGTTTTCCTTTGCTTGTAAGGGGTGAAAACAGGTTTATTCTCGGCGGTGGCATAACAGACGGTTCAGTATTTCCAAGGTGGTGTTCGTTATGATGCCGATTTTATACAGAGCAGATGAAACCGAGTTTGACACCTACGGAATCGGTGTGCTGTCGGACTGCACCTTTTGCAAAGTTACAGAGGAGAGAAACGGTGCGTTTGAATGTGTGATGAAATATCCTCTGCACGGTGCATTGTTTGATGAGATTAAAAACGACAGGGTTATACTCGTTAAGCCGAATGACACATCAAGGTCACAGCCGTTTCGCATATACAGAATTACAACACCGATGAACGGCATCATCACAGTGTATGCACAGCATATGTCATATGATTTGTCGGGCATTGGCGTGTTGTGCTTTGAGAGCAAATCGGTTTCACCACAGCTTGCACTCGAGAGGATTTTTTCAAGCACCTCATCACAGCACAGCTTTAATTGCAAAACCGACCTTTCTGCACCTAGGGCATTTTCAGTCGACAGGCCGATGAGCGTTCGTGCTGTTCTGGGCGGTACGGAAGGTTCAGTCCTTGATGTGTGGGGCGGTGAATACGAATGGGATATGCTTGATGTCATTCTCCACTCAAAGCGTGGTAAGGACAACGGTGTGGTGATTGAATACGGCAAGAACCTCACCTCACTTGAGCAGGACAATGATTTTTCATCGGTATATACACACCTTTTGCCCTATGCGGTTGTAAAGAACGGTGATACCGAAAATGTGGTTACTCTTTCGGAAGCCGTACTTCCTGTTGTCGAAAAATATGCGGGAGAGAAAACCTTAATCAAGGACTTTTCGTCCTTCTTTAAGGACGGAGAAACCGTTACCGAGGACACACTTCGAGAAAAGGCGAAGTCATACATCAAACAGAATCCGTTCGGTGACGAAACTCCCACGGTGAAGGTGTCGTTTGAACCGCTATGGCAACAGCCCGAATATTCGCAGTTCCTCGAAAAGGTGAACCTCTGCGACACAGTGACCGTCAGACACGCAGATATGAATATTGAGGTAAAGACGAAGGTTATTGAAACCGTATATGACGCACTGGCCGAGAAATATTCATCAATCACACTCGGAACGGCAAAATCAAACTTTGTGAATACGGTTGCAGAAATCAAAAGTACAACCGATAAAATCAAAAAGGAAACCGACAGCTTTCCGTTACTTATGAATACTGCTATTAAAAATGCCACTTCGCTGATTTCAGGTCAGCAAGGTGGCTTTGTTGTTATGCACACGGATTCTGTTACAGGCAAGCCGTATGAACTTTTGATTCTTGACAACGAAAATCTGTACGATGCAAGGAATGTGTGGCGGTGGAATGTCGGTGGCTTAGGTTTTTCAAAGAGTGGATACAACGGCCCGTATGAAACTGCGATTACGGCTGACGGAAAAATCGTGGCAAACTTTATCACAAGCGGAACGCTTATGGCAAACATCATCAAGGCGGGAGTAATCAGTTCGGCTGATAAATCCTCGTGGTGGGATTTGGAGAGCGGTGAGGTTCACCTCAGTGCATATACAAAAACAGAGGATACCGACAAACTCAGCGACAGTATTGCTGAAATTACGGAAAGGACATCAACACTTGAACAGACCGCAGAGGACATTTCCTTTAAAATCAACGAGCAGTCCACGGGCGGAAAGAACTATCTTTTAAACTCATCGGCTCTCAACGGACTTTCGGATGATTGGGAATATTCGGGTTCAGTCAGTGTTCTTTCCGATACAGATGTAATCAGTCATACCTCTTCGGGTTCTGCTTTTGTACTCGGTGCGGAAAGCACCTTGTCGCAAAGTGTGTATAACTCGGTTGCCGACAGATCCTTTGTGCTGTCACTCAGAGCAAAGAAAAGCTATTCACAGCTTAGTGCATATATGTATGTTCAGTACAACGGAGTTAAAAGAGAATATCTTTTTAATACAAAGGACAGCTTTGACTGGACGGATTTTTCGGTTGTACTTCCAGATGTATCAGACGGTGAGATTACAGTATTTATTTACAGCCGTGGTTTTTCCCTTAAGGTAAGCGACCTTATGCTTACTGACGGAAGTATCGTTCAGCACTGGTCACCTGCACCAAATGAGATATACACAAACGAGGTAAAGATTGACCGCAAAGGCATTGAGGTTTCAAACAGCAAGTCCTCGCAGAAAACAGTAATTACAAACACTGAATTTTCAGGCTACTACAACGATGAAAAGATATTCACCCTAAACAAGGACGAAACTCAGACGAAGAAAACCACAGTTGACGGTGAGCTTACAATCGGCAGAACAAAGCTGATTCCGATGTCAAACAGTTCACAGGGACTCAACATTGTAATTCTTGATTAGGAGGCAATATGGCAAAGACAACGGTTGTCAATAGAATTGACACGATTTACATAGATACGGAAAATCCGACCGTATCAGTAAACACAACGGTAAATGACGCAGGTCTTAAACACAGCATTACGATTACCATACGAGGTATTCCGATAACTGGCATATCGGGACTTGCGTGGAACAAGGGGACGGCAAACAGGATTATTCCCATTCCTACGGACAGCAGAACGGGCATTTTAAAGGCTATGTATGAAGACAAGAGCGTTACGGCAAAGCTAACGGTCACCACATACAAGGGTTCAACCTATGTAGGCATTTCTGAAAGGAATTGTCAGATTGCAACCACCTCGCACAATTCAAGACCTGTTATTGAAGGCTTTATCTATCTTGATTCAAACATCAAGACAACCGCCGTAACAGGCAATACAAAGCTTTTTATTCAGAACTACTCAATTCTCAAGGTTACACCGCTCACTGCAAAGCCGAGAAATGAATCGAAGATTACAGACTACACGGTAAGCTGTAACGGTGTGAGCAAATCAAGTACAACTGCAAAGGAATTGAATCTTGGTACAATCACCAAAAGCGGTGATGTGGTGGTTATGGTCACGGTCACGGACTCAAGAGGTTACACAACGAGCATTAAAAAGACGATTACCGTTATTCCGTACAGCAGTCCGAATCTCAGTACGATTACACTAAGACGAACAAATGAGATTGAGTCGGAAATTCAGCTTATTTTCAACGGCTCATACTCACCAATTACAATTGACGGGGTAAATCACAATCAGCTTTTATCCTTTCGCTACCAATACAAGAGGACAAGTGATGCAAACTACGGAAATTTTGTTGACATTTTAAGCGACCTTAAAATGAACGGCACAAGCTATTCGTACTCAAATCTTCAGCTTATGAATCTTGATGTGAATATGTCATATGACTTTCATATTGAAATCCGTGATGCTATGGAAAAGTCGGTTATTACAGACCTGTACTATTTAATTCCGCAGGGCACTCCGCTTGTTGCATTATGCAAGCAGAAGGTAGGCATTAACAATCCAAACCCACAATCCGCACTTGATGTGACGGGTGAAATACATATGAACGGTTACCCTGTTATGGGCATTATACAGACCTCTGTTGAGGACGATGTCAGCCTTAACAGTCTTACAACGCAGGGTATTTATTTCAGACGAAGAGTACCGCAGGAGAATATGAACTATCCGGCACTTGTATTCGGTATGCTTGAAGTATTTTCTTGCAGTACAAATCTTGTGACACAGAGATATACGGCAAGGGACACTCCGTTTGATGTATATATCCGTTCAAAGGTGAATTCAAGCTGGAGCAAGTGGGTTAAAAAATAGACACAGGAGGTATTTATGAAACAGATTTGGAACAGCATTCAGACTGCATTCATCGCACTTGGAGGAACACTCGGGTGGTTTCTCGGAGGTGCAGACGGCTTTCTGTATGCACTCATTGCATTTGTAGTTATCGACTACATTACAGGAATGATGTGTGCCTTTGCCGACAGAGAGCTTTCGAGCAAGGTTGGTTTTAAAGGCATTTGCAGGAAGGTGATTATCTTTCTGCTTGTGGGGGTGGCGAATCTTCTTGATGTGTACATTATCGGCACGGGCAGTGTGCTGAGAACGGCAGTGATTTTCTTCTATCTCTCAAATGAGGGCTTGTCACTGCTTGAAAACGGAGCACATCTGGGACTTCCCATTCCCGAAAAGATTAAAAATGTGCTTGCACAATTACACCACAGAAGTGAAAAGGAGGACGACTGAATGTCATACACAAACAGCAAATTAGTTAGCTACACAAAAATTTCACCAAACAGAAACATCAATCGCAATCACAAGATTGATACAGTTTCAATTCACTGCGTTGTCGGACAGTGTTCTGTTGAAACTCTCGGTTCAATCTTTGCGTCCGCAAGCAAGGAGGCAAGCTCAAACTACGGTATCGGTTATGACGGCCGTATCGGAATGTATGTTGAGGAAAAGGACCGCAGCTGGTGCACCTCATCTGCGTCAAATGACAACAGGGCGATTACCATTGAGGTTGCGTCAGATACCTACCACCCATACAGAGTAAATGATGCTGCGTACAAGTCTTTGATTAAACTGCTTGTTGACATCTGCAAGAGAAACGGTATCAAAAGGCTTGTGTGGTCAACAAACAAGTCAGAGAGAATGAATCACCTTAACGGCTGCAATATGACGGTTCACAGGGATTATGCGAACAAGTCCTGCCCGGGTGATTACCTCTACAATCTTCACGGACAGATTGCAAAGGAGGTAAACGCACAGCTCGGCTTAGGCAGTTCAAAACCTGTGACATCAAAGAAAACTCTCTATCGTGTACGCAAAAGTTGGAAGGACGCAAAGTCGCAGAAGGGTGCTTTCTATGACCTTTCAAATGCAAAGAAATGTGCCAACAAAAACAGCGGTTACTCTGTCTTTGATGAAAACGGAAAGACCGTTTATACACCAAAGTCATCCGGCAAAAAGTCAGTTGATGCCATTGCAAGAGAGGTAATTCAGGGCAAATGGGGCAACGGCGCAGACCGCAAAAACCGCCTCACCAAAGCCGGCTATAACTACAACACCGTTCAGAAAAGAGTAAACGAGATTTTATCTTAACAGACAATAGAACATTATTTTAACAAAGCCAAATCCCCATCGAGGAAGTTTTATTCCTTGATGGGGATTTTTTTCGCTCAAAACCTCTGTTTATCTCCAGTGGAAAGTGAATAACAAAAAAACGGAGGTAGTATTATGCAGAATGAAGTGAGAACAGTATTCCAGACAACAGATGTTGAGTCACATTTAAAAATGTCTGCAAAGCCGTTGACAGATGCGGAGCTTTTACAGGACTACAACTATGTTATGGCGCAGAGGGTAGCTAAGGATATGCTTGAAAAAGGACTTATCTCGTTGGAAGAATTCAACAAATTAACAAAGAAAAATCGTGACACATTCTCTCCATTTTTAGCCGAGATTATGCCGAAAACAACTTGACAATTGTGACATTTAGAGTGATGTATATACAAGTGAAATGGGAGGTGAGTTATCATGAAAAAGGTTACGAAAATTGACAAAATTCAACCTGCAAAAAATGCCGAGGATAAACTGCGTGTTGCAGCTTACTGCCGAGTTTCAACGGCGACTGATGCACAACTTGAAAGCTTGGAAGCACAAAAGAGCCATTATGAAAACTACATCAATTCACGAGATGATTGGTGCTTTGCGGGTGTGTACTACGATGAGGGCATAACAGGCACAAAGGCAAGTAAAAGGCTGGAACTTATGCGGCTTTTAGCTGATTGCAAGGCAAAGAAAATTGATTTTGTAATTACAAAGTCAATCAGCCGCTTTTCAAGAAACACTATGGATTGTCTGGAAATTGTGAGAACACTTCTCAACCTGAATATTCCGGTATATTTTGAAAAGGAAAATATAAATACCGGCTCTATGGAAAGCGAGCTCTTTCTGTCAGTTCTCAGCACAATGGCTGAGGGCGAATCCGCTTCTATTTCATCAAACAACAAATGGTCAATTAAAAAGCGTTTTGAAAACGGAACTTACAGATTAAGCAGTGCACCTTATGGTTATAAGCTTGAATCAGGTGGACTGCAAGTTGTTCCTGAACAGGCAGATATTGTAAAGCGAATATTCAGAGAACTGCTTTCAGGTAAAGGAATGTACTCAATTGCTAAGAAGTTGAACGCTGAACAGGTGCCAACGCAAAAGGGTGGAAGGTGGACATCGACAAGTGTGCACAATATTCTTACGAATGAAAAATATACAGGTGATTGCATTTTTCAGAAGACCTATGCCGACAGTAATTTTAATCGTCATATAAATAACGGAGAGCTTAACAGGTACTTAATACAGAATCATCATGAGGCAATTATCAGTCACGAGGATTTTAATGCTACCGCTGCACTTATTGAACAAAGGGCTGCCGAAAAGGGAATAGAAAGCGGTAGTGATAAATATCAGCAGAGATATGCTTTTTCCGAAAAGCTTATTTGTGGTGAGTGCGGAAATACCTTTCGCAGAAGAATTCATAAGGGCAAGTACAATAGCTATGTTGCGTGGGTGTGCAATACTCACCTGTCTGATACTAACAGGTGCTCAATGCTGTTTGTAAGAGATGATGCGTTAAAGCTTGCGTTTGCAACTATGCTTAATAAGCTGATTTTCAGTTACAGACTGCTTCTCAAGCCATATCTTGCAGCAATGCAAAGCAATACAGCTGATGAAGCCTTGCTCCGTATTCAATATCTTGAAAACCAGCTTGACCAGAATGCCGAGCAGCGCAGTACATTGCATAAATTGATGGCGCAAGGCTATATTGACCAAATACTTTACACGCAGGAATGCAACGAATTACTTTTACAGGCTCGTGATTTTAGAAGTGAAATCGAGGCGCTGAATAATACGGTGGCGGGTGATACTACAAAGGTTTATGAAACCGAGCGCCTGATAAATTACTGCAAACGCGGTGAAATGCTGACGGATTTTAATAAGAGTTTATTTGAGCTATTTGTTGACCATATTTTGATTTATTCACGACAAAAAATAGGATTTGTTCTGAGATGTGGCCTTACATTTGAGGAGATGATTTAATGGGACACACGCCATTTGGATATATAATCGTTGACGGAAAGGCTGTTGTTGACGAAGCCACTGCCGAACAGGTTCGCAATGTTTATTTGAATTACCTTAGCGGACTTTCTCTTGTCGATGCGGCAAAGAGGGCAGGACTTAATATGCGACATTGCGGAGTGAAGAATATGCTGCAAAACAAGCACTATCTTGGCGATGACTTCTACCCGCAAATAATAGACAATGAAATTTTTAATGCTGCCAAAATGGAATTGAGTGAACGCTCCTCAAGGTTAGGTAGAAACAATCGCTACAAGCCTGAAAAAATAAAAAAGCCACCAATAGCATTTAGGCTTGGCAGCATAACTGAAAATTTTGATAATCCAATCAGACAGGCAGAGTACATATATAGTCTGATAGAAAGTGGGGACATTTGATGGGAAATGTTATGATTATTCCTGCAAAACGACAGGTTGGAAATACCTCACGACGGCAGGAGGATAAGCCAAAGCTTAGAGTTGCCGCTTATTGTCGAGTCAGTACTGACAGCGATGAACAGGCATCAAGCTATGAAACTCAGGTTGAGCACTATACCGAGTATATCAAGAAAAATCCTGAATGGGAGTTTGCCGGCATTTATGCAGATGACGGTATTTCAGGTACCAACACTAAAAAGAGAGAAGAATTTAATCGTATGATTGAGGCCTGCAAGACGGGTGAAATTGATATGATAATCACCAAATCAATCAGCCGTTTTGCAAGAAATACTCTTGATTGCTTAAAGTATATACGAATGCTTAAGGATAAAAACATACCGGTATTCTTTGAAAAGGAATCCATCAATACAATGGACGCAAAGGGAGAGGTTTTGCTTACAATTATGGCGTCACTTGCTCAGCAGGAGTCGCAATCACTTAGTCAGAATGTGAAAATGGGCTTGCAGTTTCGCTATCAGAATGGTCAGGTGCAGGTAAACCACAATCACTTTCTGGGATATACAAAGGATAGGGAAGGTAACCTTGTGATTGATCCGGAGCAGGCTGAGGTGGTAAAGCGTATTTACAGAGAATACCTTGAGGGCAGTTCTATGGACAAAATTGCAAAAGGGCTTGAGAAGGACGGTATTTTGACAGGTGCCGGGAAAAAGAAATGGTGGACGAGCACCATCAACAAGATTCTCCGTAACGAGAAATACATTGGTGATGCACTTTTGCAAAAGACCTACACCACAGATTTTCTTAACAAAACCAGAGTCAAGAACAACGGCATTGTTCCGCAATATTATGTTGAGAATAATCACGAGGCGATTATTCCGAAGGATATTTTCTTACGGGTGCAGGAAGAGCTGGTACGCAGGCGAGTGGTCAAAACCAGTGCCAATGGCAAAAAGCGCTCCTACAGCTGCAACCACTGCTTTGCACAGATTGTCATTTGCGGCGAATGCGGTGAAATGTTCCGAAGGCTTCACTGGAACAACCGTGGCGTCAAATCAATTGTCTGGCGCTGCATCAGCAGGTTAGAATCCACCGGGCTTGAATGCCACGCTCGAACCATCAATGAGCTAGTCCTTCAGGATGCTGTTGTTAAAGCCATCAATCAAATGCTCGGTGACAAAAGTAACTATCAGGCGCAGCTCCAGCTTAACATTGCCGCAGTCATCCGAGCTTCACAGGCGACCTCCGTTGAGAACATCGACGAGAAGCTGATGGCCTTACAGCAAGAGCTTATCCAGAAAGCCCAGAGCAAAGAAGCCTATGACGAAATTGCCGATGAAATATTCAGGCTTCGAGAACTGCGTCAGCAGACCACTATAGACACTGCCGCAAGAGACGAACAGATAAAGCGGATCAATGATCTACAGGATTATATTGCACAACAGACTACCCACCTCACCGAATTTGACGAATCGCTGGTACGACGCTGGATCAAGCAGATCACTATCTGGGATGACCACATCACCGTTGAACTAAAATCCGGTGTTAGTATCGATGTGGATGTATAATTTCATAGCTACACAAAGGCTCCGTGACACTGGATAAATTTCAGTGATGCGGAGCCTTTATCTGTCTATGACAAATTATATTTTGATACAAAAGTTAGCACCATTTTCTTATAAAGCTTATCTATAAGAGATACTTTATTCTTATCAAACCAGCCCAGCATATACGCATCTAATGCTTTTATTGTATCTGCGCCTAAGAAATATGCAATAGTACTCGTGTCGCTATCATCAGCATAATTGTCAGCATACATTTTACATATAGAACGTCTACCATAATAATTAAAAATAGTTGCCAGAGTTGTTGCAAGAGTCTCAATATTTGCTGGAAAATCTGAACGTGTTATTAGTTCCGTTGCCAGATTTAATGGCATTTCAACAAAATCTTTTGCCTTTTTGGTCCCACTGTATGTTTCTATTCTTTGGCCCATGTCAAAAGAAAATGGTTCATATATATTACGAGCACCTAGTATTCTCATAAAATCAACTTGTGCAGCATGAAACTCAGTATATCCCTTGTTTGACATATGCTTTACTTTATCTTTTAAAGAATATACTTCTGCATCCCAAATATGAGTGAACTCATGAAAAACTAAATATTGCGCATTCATTTGTGGAAGATATAATTTTGACCAAATCTCAAGAGAATGCTTTCCTGTGGGAACGTCATAAAATACTGCAGCAGGCGCATCAAATCCCTGCGTTGTAGATTTTTCTAATGTCATTTCCTTTGACTTGATAGTAAAATCAGGGAAAGCACTTATCCCAACAAACTTCTTGTAGTCCTCCAC